GGCGCCGGCATGATAAAGTCGGACCGCCGCGAGAAAGAAGACATCGACCGCATCGCCACCGTGTTCGCCGCCAACACTGATCGCGCGCGCAAGAAGCTGCCGATCTACGAATACAGCTACAAGGACGACCCGTCGTCGACGCGGCACATCGGACCGATGGCGCAGGACGTCGAGAAGATCGACCCGTCGGCGGTCACCGAGCGCGGCGGCGTCAAGCACATCTATCCGGCGAAGGTGATGGGCAGCATACTGAGGGCAGCGTGAGGAGATGGTCAACGTGCCGAAAGAGATCGCTGCACTGGGGTTTCAGCAGGCCGAGCTGCGCAAGCAGATCGCCCGGCAGCTGATGGCGCAGAAGCAGGCGCAGCAGCAGCGCGCGATGGCTGCGGCGGCCGCGCCGGCGCCCGCACCGACGGTTGACCCGGCGCAGGCACAGCAGCAGGCGCTGATGCAGCAGCAGTACGAGGAAGCCGAGCGGCAGCGGCGATTGGCGATATTGATGCCGCAAGGGAGCGTATGATGGCAGAAGGTTTCTTCCGCGCCGGCGCGGACCCGGCCTCGCCGGACAGCTACCAGCAGCTTGAGCTGCGCAAGCGCATCGCGATGGCGATGCTGGGGCAGAGCGGTCGCAAAGGCTACCCGAAGAACCTCGGAGAGGGCTTGACCGCGATCGGAGATGCCATCGGCGATCGCAGCCAGATGCAGCAGCTGATGGCGGCCCAGCGATCCGAGGATGCCCGACGGGCGGCGATCCCGTCCATGTTCCCTGCGCCGGTGCCCGGCGCCGGCAGCGCGCCGGCAGCGGTCGTCCCCGGCGCCGGGGCAGATGCGGCGCCGCCCGCAGCCGCCGCGCCGGTGCAGACCGCGGCCGCCGAACCGGACTGGCTCAGTGGCGCGCAGGTGGCCCTGCCGCCGCCCCAGCAGCCCCAGCAAGCCGCCGAAGTCGTGCCGCCACCGGAAGGGGGCGGCGACCTCGCCTATCCCCAGACCGCCTCGCTGACGTCGCCTGACACCGCTTCCGACGCACCGCCGGTCGGCATCCAGCAGGCGCCGCCTGCGGCCGACCCCGGCGTCCGCAACGCGCTGGCTCAACAGGTTATGCAACAGCAGCGCCCGGGGGTGGCGCCACAAAACCCTCTGTTAGGCGGGGGCCAATCCCCCGCCGCTATGCCCTCAACTTTCAGCCCGGAAGACCTTGGTTCCCCTCCTGAAGCGGCAGCCAACCGCCCGATCGTGGCGGACATCGCGACGCCGCCGCGGGCTACCGAGTTCAGTGCCCAGTCGCGTCAGCCATCCGAGGCCCCGCCGCCGGTCTACAAGGAGCCGCTGCCGCCGCGGCCGCCCGATCGCACGCCCGAGAGCAGGGAGCAGAGGGCGTTCACGATGGAGGCCATCCGACGCCGTTCCATGGGCGAAGACCCGGCGATCGTGGACTACCTCGAACGGCAGGCCGGCGAGCTGGAGAAGGACCGCGCCCAGAAGGACGCCATCAAGTTGAAGGAGTACGAAAGCGAACGCGCCAAGCACAACACGGTGTATGAGCAGTGGAAAACGCAGCAGACGCCGAAGTGGCAGGCCGAGCAGGCGCTGGAGCTGGAGAGGGCCAACATCGTCCGCCGCACCGGCCAGACGCCGGAGCAGTTTTACCCGCGCATGGACAAGGAGCGGGACATCGCGACGCAGGCGGTCAAGGCGCAGGACGCGCAGCAACTGGCGCGCAAGGCGATGCGCGAGGGCGTCATCACCGGCTACGGCGCGAACTTCAAGGTCGCCGCGGACAAGTTCGCGACATGGGCGCTCAAGAACGGCATGGGACCGGATCTCGCCGCCAATACCGAGACGATGAGCGCGGCGTTGAAGGCTGGTCTGTCGGAGGCGATACAAACCATCAACGGCGCGGGCGGCGTGGTGTCCAACTCCGATCTGTTGATCGCGCAGGGTATGCAGGGATCCGACCCGAACCTGCAGATGAAGACCATCCAGCGCCTGATGGACCGCTCCGCCGAGATCAACAACATGAAGGTCAACAAGTACGAGGACATGGTTGACAAGTACCTCGGCGGGCACCCGCAGGAGCTGAACTACGCCACCAATCCGCGGCCGGTAGCACCCCCGGACCATATCAACAAGCTGCTGACCACACCGCCGGAGCAGTCCACGGCGATGCGCAAGTTCTTTGACGAGGTTTACGGCCCCGGCGCTGCGGAGCTGGAGATCAAGCGCCACGAACGGCGGCAGCGCCGCAGCGGGGGCTAGGTCATGGCCGAACGCAACCCGTTCCTGACCGAGCAGGACGTCAGCCCGCTGCTGACGCCGAACCAGACGCCTTCGGTGCCGATCTCGCGGCCGAACCCGTTCGAGCCGGAGGGCGGCACCGAACATCCGCCCCCGGCGACGCTGTCCAGCAACACCGCAGATGCGCTCAGGGCGGCCGGCAACACCGCCTCGTTCGGCATGACCGACCGGCTGGACGCGCTGCGCCGATGGGGCCTAGGCGAGGCTGGCGGCTACTCTGAGGGGCTAAAGCAGGCCACCGGTGAGAGTGCTGCCCGGCGCGAGCGCAGCCCCTACCTGTCCGTCGCTGGCGACGTCGGCGGCGGCACGGCGCAGGCTTTCATCCCCGGCATCGGCGCGGTCGGCCGCACCACCTCGCTGGCGCTCGGCGGCGCGCAGACGGGGTTGAGAGGTACGGCTGCCCGAGCGGCAGGCTACGGGCTGGAGGGCGGCCTGCTTGGTGCGGCGCAGGGCGCCGGACAGACCTACACCGGCGACGCCAAGGATTACGTGCGCAACGCCTTGGTTGGCGGCGCGCTGGGTTCGGCACTGGGGGCGCCGTTCGGCCACTTCGCCAATGTCGCGCCGAGATCCCTTGCGGAGGTGCCCAACTCCGCGGCGCTCAGAGGGGCCGCGCGCCAGCACTATGTGGACACCCACTACTCGCCGATGACCTACGACCACAGCATGTACCTCGGCGGCCTCGATGCGCTGGAGCGCCACATGGGCAGCCCGGCGGTGGCGACCAACGAGGTGAAGTCGCCGAAGGTCTGGGCGGCGCTGAACTTCGCGCGCACCAATGCGCCATACACGCAGGGCCACGTCACGCCGTACGAGATCGACGCCGTGCGCCAGCAGCTGACGGGCGTCAACGAGCCCGGCGCCTCGGCGGCGCGGCAATGGCTGGACAACTTCATGCGATCGTCGCACGCGGTGTCCGGCGGTACGCCTGCCGATCAGGCGCAGGTGGCGCGCTCGCTCGACCTAGCGCGCGGCGACTATCGCGCAGGCAAGCGCACGCAGGCGGTCGAGGAAGTCAATCAATACGCAGGCGATCGCGCCGAAGTCGCCAACTCCGGCCGCAACGTCGGCAACACCTACGGCCAGAAGCTGACCAGCACGTTCCTCAATCCCAAGAGTTCCGAGTACAAGTGGCTGACGCCCGACGAGCGGGACATGGTAAGGTCGACGGCGCGGCGGGATCTGCCGTACCGGGTCACGCGCGCGACCGGCAACATCCTAGGCGGCGGCTTGGGCGCCTACTCCGGCACGCTCGGCGCGGGCGGGGCGGCCACCGCCTTCATGACCGGCGACGTCAAGCCGTTTATTGCGGGTGTCGGCATCCCGACGGCGGGCTACGCCATCAAGAGCGCAGGCAACCGCGCCATGGTGCGCGGCGCGGACGAGCTGGCTGACAACTTCGCGCGCAACTCGCCGCTCTACCGCAGCCGCGCCGCCAACGCGCCGATGGTGGCCGGACCCGGCCTCGGCAACACTGCCGAGAGCACGCGCAACGCGTTGACGATCGAGATGATGAACCAGCTTAAACTGCGAGGCTACCTCGGTGACCCACAGGAGCAACCCTGATGCCGCGTGATGGACTTCAGCAATACGCGCCTCCAGCAGGCACGCAAGGTATCCCCAACTACACGGTCGAGAGCGCGCGTTACAACACGTTCGTCGCCGACATCTCGGCCGACCAGAACCTGCCGAGGCCGATCATCGCCGGCGGCACGGGTGCCACCAACGCCAACGACGCGCTGCTCAACCTGCACGGCGAGGCGGCGGGCCAGATCGTTACCAACTACGACGCCCATGTGTGGATGTCGGGGTCGTTCTATTCGGCGAGCACGGCGGTCGCAGCACCCGGCGGGCTGGCGCATACGTTCGCCGGCATCGCCTACGTTTACGATCCGGTCGCGGTGCCGCCGGCCGCGCCCGTCAACCAGAACGTCGTGCTGGAAGCGCGCGACACCACCGTAACGCCGCTGGGTACCGGCCGCGTCTGGATCCGCGAGAAGCGCGCTGGCGTCTGGGGCCTGTGGTACCAGAGCATGCAGGCCCATGTGCAGCAGGGCGCTGGCCCCGATCCCACGCTCGATGGCGACGGCTTCTCGACCACCATCGCCAATATGTTCTTCGGCCTGTACGGCCAAGACACCGGACCCGGCAGCACGCCAAGCCCGGCGTTCGCGGTTTGCAGCGAAGCCAGCGGCAAGACCGGCGTCGGCACGCCGGCCAGTTGCAAGCTGCTGGAGATCACCAAGTACGGAATACACACTATCCGCGCCTTCAACGGCAACCCGGCGGTATACATCGACAAGAACGCTGCGGGCGAAGTCTCTGACCTCATCGGCAGCAAGGCGGGCCTGAAGCGTTGGATCATGCGGCTGGGCGATGCCGCCGCAGAGACAGGGGCAAACGTCGGCAGCGACTTCGGTCTGACGACGTGCAATGACGCTGGCAACCCGGTCGCGACCGTCGTGCAAATCAGCCGCGCCAACGGCGGCATGAACCTTTCGGGGGCTGGCGGGGTTGCTGTCACCGGGGGCGGCGGGCTGGCTGTCACTCAAAGCGCGATCGTAGGTGGCAACGTCAGCATCACCGGAAACTGCACGGCGAACAGCGGCTTCGTCGCCACCATCGCCAACAACTACGGTGGTTATCAGCACAATCGCGGCGGCAATTCCGTCGCCTTCAGCAGCGGCCCCGGGGGCCAAGCCATCTACAACACCACCGTCTCCGCGCAAGGGCATTCGTTCCACCTTGCGGGCACCGAGAAGGTGGCGATCCTCGGTGACGCGCTTTATGTCCGCATCGCGTCTGCTGCTGGGTACAACATCGACAGCAGGGGCTTTGGTGCGGTCGGCTCTGGCGCGATCATCGGCTTCACCAACGGCGCTGCCGTCTACGGCATCACCGCCTACTGGAACGCCGCCGCGCAGTGGTTCTCGTTCTACGGCTCGACCGGCGCCTTCTTGGCGTCGGGCACTTGGGCGACATCGGACGCGCGCCTCAAGAGCGTGGATATGTCGAAGGGTGCGGACACGGTGTCGGCGCTCGCTGTCGTCAACGCCATCGCGGTGCGGCAGTTCACCGCGAAAGACCCATCGATCAGTGGCGCGCTCCACCTGCGCGAAGGCGAAACCATGTATGGCTGGCTGGCGCAGGAGGTCGAACCGATCCTGCCCGTCGCGGTCGCTGACGTCAGCGTTCCCCCGAACGACCTCACGATGCGCGCCGTGCTGCTGTCGCGCGACCTTCCGAAGGCCGGCACGGCAGCGGCAAAGGCGATGGGCGAGGAAGACGTTTCGGTGAAAGCAATCAACGACCGCCACATGCTGACGACGCTGTGGGCGGCCGTGCAGGAGCTGACCGCGCAGGTCAACGCGCTGAAGGCAGCGCAAGTGTAAGTACAGGAGGCGACCATGGGCGCCAACATCTGGTTTTGGCTGATCTACGTCATCACGCTGATCTTCGGCGGCTGGGGCATGAACCCGTGGCGGCCGGCCGGCGCGCCGTGGGCGCCGTTCGGGAGCTGGCTGGTGCTGTTTATCCTGATCGGGCTCCTCGGCCTGCACACATTCGGTTCGCCGGTTCGCTGATGCGCTATAACCCGCCGACGCAAGTCCTGATTGTGCTGATCGGGATCTTGGTGCTGCTCATCATGGTGGTGACGATGGTGATGCAGGCGCGCTCGGCCGAAACGCCACCGCCATGCATGGACGCCGACACGCGCGAGCAGGTGCGCGGCATCATGATGGATGGCGTCGTGCTCGGCCTGAAGGAGCACGCCAACCATCTGTTCGACATCTGGATCAAGGACGGCAGCGGTCAGCCGGAGCGCGCCGCCATCGGCATGCACAATGGCGTGCGGGCGTTCCTCCGCGCCAAGCGCGACATCGAGAACTGGGATCCGCCCCAGTGTAAGGGAGACAAGCAATGAGCAACGCAGCCAATGACAGCCTGATCCTGACCGAGCGCGGCGCCAACCTCGTCAAGCACTTCGAGAGCTGCCTGCAGCCCGCCGGCACCGACAAGTACAAGGCCTACAAGTGCCCGGCCAACGTGCTGACGATCGGCTGGGGCCACACCAACCATCACGGCATCCAGTTCACCAGCAGCGACGTCTGGTCGAAGGCCGACTGCGACGCGGCGTTCGTCGACGACATGAAAGGCTTCGAGAAGGATGTGAAGCGTCTCGTGACGGTGCCGCTGACCGCCTACCAGTTCGACGCGCTGGTCAGCTTCACCTACAACGTCGGCGCCGGCGCGTTCGGCAGCAGCACGATGCTGAAGAAGCTGAACGCCGGCGACTACACCGGCGCCGCGGGCGAGTTCAAGCGATGGAACAAGGCCAACGGCAAGGAGTTGGCCGGCCTGACGCGCCGCCGTGCGTCGGAGGCGCTGATGTTCCAGAACATCCCCGACGACAACTATGACGGCAAGCCGGACGCGCCGAAGCCGCTGGAGGCGATGCCGCAGGCGGTCGACAGCCCCGACATCGTGTAATCAGTCCATCCTGCAGATCTCGAAGGTGCCGTCCTTCTGCAGGATCAGCACCCACGCATGGTCGTACATCAGGATCACCTCGTCGCGCAGCTTCATCATCGCGCGCGGCTTGTGGGCGGGGTCGCCGGGATACTTGATGCTGCTGTCCCTCTGCAACGTGAAGCCCTCGAACGGCTGCCAGCCGCCGCCGTGCCGGTAGTGATCGTCGAGCTGATCTTTCGCCGGCCGCGGATCCTTCTCGTTAAGCCAGAGCGGTATGATGCCGACGGCGTCGAGCGTGCCGCCGTTCAGCAGGAATACGGTCGTCATTGTGTGGTCGTCTTTCTCGGGCTAGGATGCCCGCGTTGTGTGGTACAACAGTGTGATCAGGCGTCCGGCGTTGCACCCCCTTGCCCCGCGCCGGGCGCCTTTTCATTTGCGGGCCTTCATCGCCTTCTTGACCTTCGGCTCGATGTCGCGGCAGGCCAGCCGGCACGCCTCCAGCATCTCGTCCTCACCGGCGCCGTGCGAAACCCAGCCCGTCACCGTCTCCGTCAGCATCACCGTCAGAACCAGCATCATGGCGTTCGACCGGCGCATGCCACCGCGCCGGGAGGTGTCGAGCGTGTCGGACGCCAAGGCGCGGAGGCGCTGCGAGAACAGCGCCATCATGTCACTTTCCAGTCGGGTGGGCATTGGCCTTCTCCTTCTCGCGCTGCCGCCACACGTCCGCGGCGGCCATGGCCTTGCCGCGGGTCGTGATGTTGGTTTCGACGATCAGGTGCTCGCCGCCTTCCCAGCGCACCACCTCGAAGGCGCCGGTGCGCCAGTCCTTCCAGACGGCATAGGTGACTGCGTTCACAGGCCGGCCCTCCACTCCGCGATGACGCAGGCGTAGATCATGATGACGATGGCCACCGTGATGGTGGCGGCGAGGATGTAGGTCAGGTCAGTCATCGCTTGCCATCCAGTATCGAGGGTTCGCCGGCCTGCAGCTTGCCCAGCTCGCTGGTCTGGCGCCGGTAGTAGTCGGCGGCGGCGTCGTAAGCGGCACTCTCGATCGGGCAGACCGCGGCCGGCTCCGCCATCACCATGGCGTCGCTGATGGCCATGGCCAGCGCCGAGATCTGGTCCGCCGTCAGCAGTGGCTGCAGGAACAGCGTGATCTGCGTGCTGCCGTGGGCGCCGTCGATCGTCAGCACCAGCGGGCGGCCCAACGAGGTACCGCCGCTGGCGCGCAGGGCCGTGATGTCGTGGAAGGCGAGGTAGGTAGTCGGGATGTTCATTGGTGTGATGCTCCTTGGAGGGTCCAGTAACCATAGACGCAGCGCGTGCCGCCTCGCGAGCAATCGTGCGTGTCGTGCAGAACGCCGTCAATGACGGCGGTGTAGTGCTTGCTGACGCCGACCACGAGGCGGCCGACCGGCAGCTCGTCGCTGCGCAGGTGGACCTTGCAGCCGCTGCCGATCGACATCGTCGGCGTCCAGACGAAGCCGAGGCTTTGCATGTACCGCTTGAACATCGGCGTCGCCGTGAAGATGCCGTGGCTGGCGGTGTGCGTGCCGGCGGTCTTGCTGCGGCCCTTGGTCTTGCGGGTGGCGGCGTTGACGGCCGACAGGCCGTCGTAGATCTCGGCATAAGGCCGGCCGGTGACCACGGCGACCGCCCGCGCGACGCAGTCCCGCGCCGTGCCGCTGAAACCCGCCTCGAAGCGGCCGCCGTCGGTGCGAACTAACTTCATGACTTCACCGGGTGGGCGCCGGTGGCGTCCCAGACGTAGTTGACGGGATCCGCGCTTTCGACGACGCGGCTGTCGCGGACCGCGGTCCAGCGGTACGCCAGATCGGCGGCGTAGTGCTTGGCCTCGGCCTCGGTGGCGAAGCAGCAGGCGTTGCCGACCCACTTGCCGCTGCGATCGGCGATCACTTCGGGTTTCCAAGACATCACTCTGCTCCCACCAAGGCCGCGTTGAGGTCGGCGATCGCCGACAGCTGGGTATCGCCGGTCCCGTATTCGGGAGAGGTTTCGCCGTCCTCAAGGATGAGGCGGGCGACGTAGGTGCCGGCCGCGGTGCGGTCGAGGACGACCGTGTCGTCGCTGTCGGGGAAGTAGATGGTCTGCATGACGTGCTCCTGTTGTTCGATGCAGACATCCTATCCCGTCGATTGAAGATTGTCAATTGAAATGTTCTATTGACAATTGTCCATCACCCGTGCCAGACTGTGCGGATGGCAAAACAGCACCCCATTGCAGCCAAGCTGCTCGCCGACATCGAGGCGTATCGCGCGCGTGTCGGCATCGATCGTACCGCCTTCGGCAAGCAGGCCGCCGGCGACGGGCATTTCATCAAGCGGGTCGAGGCCGGCAAGCTGCCGCGGCTCGACACCATCGATCGCGTCTACCGCTACATGGACCGCAAGACCAAGGCCGTCGTGCCGCAGAGGAAGATCAATGTTTAGGGCCCTTACGATCGCAATCCTGCTGGCGACGCCGGCGGCCGCGCAGGTCGACGACGACCAGACCGCCTATGTTTTCCCCGCTATCCCCAGCGAGGAGCAGAAGAAGGCCGCGCTGCTGCTGGCCTACAAGATCAACGGCAACAGCATGGTCGGCGTCAGCCGCATGATCGACCTGACGCAGCCGATCCCGGTCGATGCGGTCCGCATCCCTGCGGCCGAGGTACACAAGGCGATGCCGGCGGCGGAGCAGCCGGATCTCAACATGGACGACCTGCGCAAGTTCGCGCGCCGGGCCAACTATAAAACCGACATCTGCGCCCGCCACGGCATGCGCAAGGTGGAAACCCGCGGCAGTAAATCATGGAGATGCAAGTGAACACCGAACAGAGACTGGAAGCCGAGGCGGCGCTACAGCAGCTGGCGGCGCAGGCGCCCAATGTCGAGAAGCGGTCGGCGCCGCAGCGCCCGCCGCTGAAGTTTGCCTTCACCGAGATCGGCGAGCAGATCATCGCCTCGTTGATCAAGGCCGCGGACGAGCAGGTCGAGGCGGCTCAGAAGCTGCGTGTCGAGGTGATGGAGCTGGCCGACAACATCGCCACCGAGCTGGACGGCTACGCCAAGCGGTTGGAGGCGATGCAGCTGCGCACCAAGGAGTTCGGCCTGAGCGTGGTCGACGCCCACAAGAAGTTCATCAACGGGGCCAACGATGCCAAAGGCTGACGAGAAGCGCATGTTCACGCTGGAGCAGATCCAGCAGGCGGATGACGATCAGGCCGGCTTCTGCCTCGAATGCGGCAACATGCAGTTCAACTGTGAGCCGGACGCGCGGCACTACAAGTGCGAGGCCTGCGGCGAGCGGCAGGTGTTCGGCGCCAGCGAACTGGTGTTCATGGGGAGGGTGAAGTGAACAACGTCAACGTCTGGACATCGACCATGAACGCCTACTTCACCAAGCTGCACCGCGATCGGCGGCAGCTGTCGTTCGCGACGATCGCCCACGAGATGGGGCTCAAGTTCGGCGTCGAGCTGACGCGCAACGCCGTGATCGGCAAGGCGCGCCGGCTCGGCCTGCCCATGCGCAAGAAGCCGACGTCGCCGCGGCTGGTGTTCAAAAGCTATCCGAGGAAGCCGCGCGCCGTCGTCGCGGTCGAGGCGCCCATCATCCCCGTCGAAGCCGCGCTGCCGGAGGTGCTGCCGCCGGAGGGGCTGACGATCTACCAGCTCAACAGCCACACCTGCAAATGGCCGCTCGGCTACGCCCATGCGCGGCCGCCGTTCTTCTATTGCGGCGAGAAGTCGCTGACGGGGCGGCCCTACTGCTTGGCTCACACCAAGCGGTCGATCGGCCGCGCGCTGGTGCCGGCATGAAGGTCTTCCTCGTCATCATCGCGCTGTGGCGCTCCGAGCAGACCTCGCCGTCGATGGTGACGGCGATGCCGTCGATGGAGAGCTGTCAGGCCGTCGCCGCGGAGATCCTGAAGATGTCGCCGCAGAACCAAGTCAAATGCGTGGTGGTACCATGAAGGTATTCCTGCTTGTGATGGCGACGCTCGGCAGCAACTACGGCGCCGACCAGATCGTGCCCACGACCATCCAAGAGATGCCGGGTATGCAGGCGTGCGAGGCGATCGCCAAGGCGGCGATGGAGGCGGCAAGGAAGCGCATCGTCGTGCGCTGCGTACTGGCGGAGAGGGACTACGAATGAGCGTCAACACCAACCAAGCCATCTTCGACGCCATCGTGGCGGCCATCCACCTGTCGGAGAAGCGTTCAATCACGATCAACGTCAAGAAGTTCATCGAGACGTTCAACAACCACTGCGACCGCAAGCTGTGCACGTCGCTCGACCCGCTGTCAGACAACGGTAGTTCCGATGAAGATCGGCATGGCGGTTCAACTCCGTCCGGCGGGGCCACACGGTCAGACAGTGAGAGTTCCGAACTGCGGCGCGCGGTTGAAAAGGCCCTGTGCTGCCCTGGCGGGTGCGTGCGGACTGATGATTGCTTTGTGGAAGGCCCGCCCGTGCGATGGAGCCGAAGCAAGCGGGAGCGAGAACAGGCCGACGCTATTCTCGCGCTTATCCCCAGTGCTGCCCAAGAGCCGAGTGGGCTGGCAAATCTACAGGCCATCGTTGCCGATCAACCGTTCCAAAACAGCGCGTTGAGCGTCTATGAAATCAATCTGATCTTGGAAAACAAAGGCGGGTTTATGCCTGACGAAGCCGTAACGTGGTTTCGCGCGTCACGGGGAACATTCGGTTCTGCCCAAGCTGCGCCAGAGCCGGTCGCAATGCTCGGCGGCATCCACGGCGTTAAGCTGATTAGCCATATCGAGGCGATGCTGCCAGCGGCTCGCGCCGAGTATCACACGCCGCTATACAAGCACCCGCCGCTGTCCAGTGGTAACGCCTACGCACCGCGCATAGAGGCTCTGGAAGTCGCGCTGCGGGCGATTGTGGATTGTCTTGGCTACGCCGCGAATGAGGGGAAATCCCCGGCAGTCCGTGAGAGTAATGCGCATGAAGCGTGGAAAATAGCCCGTGGCGCGCTTCCATCGACAGATTAGGCAGCCCTGTTCCGCGTCTGCCGGCCGCGCAGGTAGGCTTCAAACGCCTCCTGCGCGGTCATCTTTCCGTAAACCCGCGACAGCTTCATCTCGTCGACGGTGTCGCGCGCGACGCAGACACGCACGATCACTTGGCGCTTCTGGCCGCTCCGGTTGATGCGCGCGATGGTCTGCTCCCAGTACTCCGGCGACCACGTCGGCGCGAACCACGCCATGTCGGCGCCGCCGTGCTGCAGGTTAAGACCGTGACCGCCAGATGCCGGATGCAGCGCCATGAACGGCAGCTTGCCGAGGTTCCAGCGTTCGATGTTCAGCTTCGACACCTTGTCGGTGACGCCTTGCCCGAGGTAGGGCAGCGCCGGCCACAGCTCCTGCATCAGGCGCAAATCCTCGATGAACTCGTAGATCAGCAGCGTCGGCCCGGTGGCGTTCTCGATGATGTCCTCCAGCCACTCGCGCTTGGCCGGGTGCAGGGCGACGGCCTGACTGCCGCGCGCGGTGTCATACACGAAGCCGTTGGCCATCTGCGCCAGCTTGCCGGTGGCGACTGCGGAGTTGGCGGCGACGATGACCGCCTCGCCGGCGCCGGTCAGCAGCCGGCGTTCCATCATGTCATATTCCCGCCGCGCGTTGCCGGGCAGCGTGACCTTGTCAAAGATGAGGGTCGGCTTCGGCTGCACCAGCTCGCCTTCGGCGACCGTGGCGATGTAAGGCTCGATCTCGGCGTTGATCTTCTCCTCTGCTCCGGGTAGGGGCGCCCACTGGTATCCTTGGTAGTCGGTGGTGTAGAACCGCTCCCGGCGCCAGTGGTAGAACGATCGCCCCCACAGCTTGCCTTTGGTGACGACGCGCGCAGGCATGAACAGGTCCTGCGCGGAGTTGGGCCGCAGCGTGCCGCTCATGCCCCAGATCATCTTGAACTTGTCGGCGACCTTGGCCAGCGCCTTCGCCCTCTCCCCCGTTGGTTCTCTAAGCCGCGAGATCTCGTCGATCACGAGCAGGTCGAAGATGCGGCTGTCGAGCTTGCACTTGGCGAGCTGCTCGCACAGCCACTGCGCCACATCCAGCCCGATGATGGTGATGTCGCGCGTGGCGAGGCAGGGCTCGGTCAGGCCAAGCTCGCGCTGCAGCGGCGAGCCGCCGAGGATGGTGTAGCGCAGCTTGGTGGTGTGCTTCCATTGCTCGATCTCGTCCGGCCACACCACGCGCGCGACGCGCTTGGGGGCGACAACGAGGGCATGACGTATCACCTTGTCGCGCTGCAGCTCTTCAATCGCAGTAAGTGCGGTCACGGTCTTGCCGCCGCCGGGGCGGATGACGCACAGCGCGGCGTCGTGCTCATAAAGGTGCGTCGCGAGGCGGTCCTGATACAGCCGCATGTCGTTCTTCGCTCTCATATCGTGCAGATCTCCTCGATCTGGGCGGCAGCGTTCTCGCTCAGCTTCGCCAACCCTACGCGGGCTTCGTCGGCGTCGAACCCGGCGGCGTGACAGAGCTGGTACAGGATCACGAGGTGGGCGGAAGTCACCGTGCCGAAGGCCTTCTCCCTGTCGCTGATGCCTTTCAGGTCGACGGGGCCGTCATCCGGCTGCTGCAGCAGCGCGATCAGCAGGCGGCGTGCGTCGTGGTACTCGGTGCGTGGCCTCACAGTCCGTGGCTCCCCTCATGCTTGGTGTAGTAGTACGCGATCGTCTCCTCGCTCATCAGCGGCAGGCCTTTCGACCAGCTGAAACCCTGCTGCATCACCAGCCGCAAGCCGCGAGCCGCGACGGCGGCGTGCTCTGCGGCCTCCTCCAGCAGGATCTCGTCGTGGGTGTGCAGGCGCACATTGTGACCGGCATCCTCAAGCCGCACCAGCGTGCCGCGCAGGAAGTCGGCGGCGACGGCCTGCGTGACGTTTTCGCTAAACATACCCGGCCAGATCTTCTGCCGGCCGTAGCCGCGCGCGAACGTCATTTCCATCTTGCGGTCGACCACGCGGCCCTCGTCGTCCTTGACGTCGACCATCTCCCGACGCAGCGCGCGGTAGGTCAGGAAGCGGCCCGAGGGCAGGCGCACGAACAGCGTGCCGCCGAGGTGATCCGCCTTGAAGATGAAGGTGACGCGGCCGGCGCGATAAGGCCGACCTGAACTCTCGCGGGCGCCGAGCATGGCGTCCCACAGCTCGCGCGAGTAGTTGATGGCCCAAGGGTTGGCGATGCGCCACGCGTCCACGGTCTGCCGGGCCTCGCCATCCGACAGATGCAGGCCGTAGCCCGCGGCCATGTTCTGCAGGGCGCCGACGCCGCCACAGAACCCCAGCGCCAGCTCGGCGACCTTGCCGCGCTGGCGCATCGGCTTCGTCACCTCCTCGATCGGAACGTGGCTCAGCGTCGCGGCTGTCCTCGTGTACAGGTCCGGCAGCGACGGATCAGCATCCACGTCGCGGAAGATCTGCAGGCGGCTCTGGGATCCCGCGTAGTGATCGCACAGCCACGGCAGCACGCGCGCCTCGATCTGCGACCAGTCCGACCACACGAAGACGTTGCTGCCCTTGGGAATGAAGGTCGGGCGGATCAGCAGCGACAGCTTGCGCGCCACCGGCGTGTCGTCGCCAGTCTTGACCAAGGTGTCGTAATCCGCGCCGGTGCAGACCGCCGACAGCAGATCCGGCTCGGCATCGAGCGCGTCGCGGGCGAGATTGTGGACCTGCACGCCGCGGCTGGACGCGCGCCCCGTCTGGCCGGCGCCGTTGAAGACGTACTGCCCGAACAGCGCGCCGTCGACGTGCTGCGCCAGCATCTTGGCGAACTTGGCCGGCGTGGAGGCGCCGCCATACATGCGGATCTGCAGCACGCGCGCCTCGTCCTTCATGCCGGCCGCTTCCGCCAGCGCAATCAGCCGCTCGACCCGCTTGCGGTTCATCGACAGCTTCGGATACCTGATGACGATGCCGTCGTCGTCGACCTCCTCCTCCGATCGTTCGAGGATGTCGCGCGCCTCGGCGCCCATGCGGCCGTGCAGCCACGTCGCGATGCGCTTGACCTGCGTCACCGACGTCACCGCCTTGCCGGTCAGGCGCGACAGCTCGACCGCGGAGCGGTCGCGATCGACCGCGGCCATGCGGGCGGCGTTGCCGGCCATGGTCAGGTCGATGTTGACGCCCCTGTCATTGACCGCTTCCATCGCCCAGTATTCGCGCCACTCCGCCAGCGGCAGCTGCAGGGTGCACTGGTAGACCGATCGCATCGCCGCGATGTCGTCGCCGCCGTAACTGCAGAACTCCTGCCACTCCTGCGGGTGCGACTGCGGCGTTGCTGTCGACGTCGGGAGGCAGAACAGCTTGATCAGGTCCTTGCCGGCCTTGTTCTTCAGGATCGAGTGCGAGAGCTTGGCGGCCGAGGCGAGATCCGGCGGCAGGCCCGAGGCGGAGGCCTGCGCCATCACGTCGACGATGTGGTGCGGTTCCATGAACGGGAAGTCGACGGTGGCGTAGTTCCAGATGGCGCGGTCGAACTGCGCGTTCCACGCCGCCCAGACCGCCTTGCCCTCGACCACGCGCTTGTGGTGCTCGCGGAAGCAATCCGGCATGTCCGACCAGCGCAGCGGCCTGACGAAGTCGGCGACCCGGACCACGTCGATCGGGAACTGGCCGATGGCGTAGGCGGCGATGATGGCGTCGGCCTCGGTGGCGTAGCGGTAGGCGCCGGCGGCCTTGATGTCGGCCCGGCCGCGGCTCTCGAAGTCGAGGAAGCCGGTGTCGTCGATGCGGAAGCCCGACCCCGGCAGGCGATCGGCGCTCAGATCCGGTTTACCGTGCATGGCAGCCCCCGTGGTGAGGGGGGCGCAAAACCGGCGGGGTTTTGCGCCCCCTGTTTTCAGCGCGCTGCAGGACGCCGGCGCTGGCCGGCATGGGCCGCCTGCGTCGGCAGCGGCTCGGCGCGGGTCATGCTCTCGGCGCCGGCGTTCTTCAGGATGGCGCTGGCCTCCGCGTCGAGCTGGGCCGGCGTCGGCTTGGCCGGCGCCCGGCGCGCGCGGGTCCTGACCGGAACCGGCGCGGGCTCCGGCTTGGCCTTCAGCTTGTCATCCAGCATGTCATCCAGCTCGTCCTCCGGGTAGGGCCCCGGCTCGGGCGGGATGGCCGTCGCCGCGCTCTCCGGGGAGGGAGTGGTGGCCGTGCGGCCGTTCATGTCGCACCAGCCGACGATCTCCAGCACCGGTTTGTAGATCTTGCCCCACTTGCCGTGCTGGTAGCTCTCCTCCTTCAGCTCCAGCACCGGGCACGGGAAGGCGGCGCCGCCATTGGCCAGATGGCGCTGGATCTCGTCGCGCAGCTTGACCATGGCCCGGATCCCGCCATCCGAGGGGGTCTTGAACAGCACCTCGACGCCGGCGTCGTCGCCGTTGAGGCACTTCATCTCGCAGCCGAACTGCTCCTTGAAGGCGTTGCCCTCGATCGGTGCCGGCCGCGGCACGCGCGGCTCCCACATCGGACCCATGATCTCGCCGGCGAGCGTGTTCTTGGCGTTGGGGCCGCCGTCGATCCAGCACACCCAGCCGTGGGCGAGCTGCATCGGGTTGACCGCCCAGCGCGAGCCTTCCTGTACGTCCATGTCCTCCTGCCCGAACACCCAGAGGCCGTCACGGAGGAGGCGCAGCAGCGGCTTGCCGCCGCCCATCACGGACGTCGCCGCGCGGTTCTCGGCGATGCCTTTCGTCAGCTGTTCGAGCATGGTGGCGGGCAGGCCCGCCGACTTCTGTACGGTTAAATCGGCCATTTCAAGTTCCTCATCGTGCACCCCATCATCGGCCGGGCGCGTCGCCGTTTACTTCGCCGCGATCGCCTTGAGCGCGGTCTTGAACGCTTCTGCCGCGCCAATCCTGTCGACGACCGGCGCAGGATCATCTGTCGATGTTACCGTCGTCTCCGTGGTCGCCGGCGCGACGCGCAAGTGATCGGGGATCTTGACGCCGCGCTTGCGGGCGGTGGCGTCAGCCTTGGCGAAGGTGACCAGCTTGCTGTCGTAGATCTCGTCAATCTCGAACCCCAGTTTGGTCAGCGCCTTGTCGACGACGAGATCATCTACCCACTGCCGCTGCTTGGTCTTGGCCTTCAGGCGCCAGCCCGGGACGAGGCCGCCAGCTTCGAGGTAGGCGTGCAGCTGGTCGTTCACTTCCTTTGAGAACATCGCCAGCACGTCGACGAGCACCTTCGACTTCGACAGGTACTCGCCGTAGGGCGTCACGACCTTGTTGGGCGTATTGTTGGCCGGCGGCTTGCCGATCGCCGTGAGGTCGAGCACGGCATTGGTCCAGAGCGGACAGTCGACCTTGCAAGGCGCGAAGCGGCAGTGCTCGCCCTTGCTGCGCACGGGATCGCGATCGAGCGCATAGACCACAGCCTTCTGCAGGTCCTCGACGAACCACGTCAGTTCCTTACGGGAGATGCCGACATGCGTCAGCGGCGTGTCGCTGCGGGGCTGGATGATCGCCAGCACGGGGATGGATGACTTGCCCTTGTACAGCCCCTTGATGGTGGCCTTGGCGCCGGCGGCGTAATACAGCAGCTGCGCGTTGACGGTGGAGCCTTCGCGGTCGGTGTAGACCGCCTTGACGCCGACGCCCTGACCGAACTTCCAGTCGACGTGCAGCACGACCTGCTCGTTGACGAGAACGAGGTCGCAGGTGCCGAAGCTGCCGGGGATGCCGGGAAAGGCGACGCGCAGCTCGACGCCCATCACCCTGAAGCCGCCGCCCCACTCCTTCTCCAGCACGGCCAAGTGAACCAGCGCCGGCTCGATCATCTCGTCGAGATGCGCCTGCGTCAGGACGCGATCGTAGAAGTGCTGGCCCTTCCACTTGCGCGCTTCCAGAAACGGATTGAAGACGTAGGCGTCAGGCGTGAGGCCGCGGCTCTCGGCGGCGGCGCGCGTGCGGAAGATCCGCGTCATGACATCATGCATGGCGGTGCCTTCGTCGGCATACTCCGACGAGATGTCAGCGGACTTTGGCAGGGCGAGGGTGGCTTGGTAACTGCCGGGGCAGTTGAGCAGGCGGGCGGCGGTGGATCCACCGACGATGGAGCTGTGGCTGGCCATACGTGTTTCCTGTTGCTGTTCGTGTCGGTGTATGTGTCGGTGTCGGTGGTGTATTGTCAATTCGCATTTGGAGCAGAAGCCGTGGCGCCTGTCAAGGAGAGCGCGATCGAAACCGAGCTGGTGCAGCGGGTGCGCGCCGCCGGCGGCATCTGCGAAAAGGTCAAGGTGATCGGCCGCCGCGGCTACTTCGATCGGCTGGTGGTGCTGCCGGGCAACCGGGTGATCTTCGTGGAGTGCAAGCGGCCTGTGGGCGGCCGGGTGTCGGCCCACCAGATCCAGCGTCACATGCAATACAAGGTACGAGGCGCTGAAGTTCGCCTCGTGCTGAACAGCGCCGACATTGACAGACTGATGTCAGGCGGGTGACAAACGAAGGGGCCGCGGCGCATCCACGCCGCGACCCCAATCTGTCCCCATCCTTGACATAGGAACCAGACACAAATGACATCTAGCCTCTCCGCGCTGCGCGCGCAACTCCACGCCCTCGGCTACCATGTAATTCCGAATATCGGAAAGGTCCCCGCGGTCAAGGGGTGGAACACGCCGGACTTCGTCCTGCGCGAGCTGACGGACGGCCCGCGGGGCTCGGTCGCGGACATGATGGCGCGCTGGCCGCGGCGCTGGCCGCAGGCGCTGTCGACCGGCGTGCGGCAGGACGACATGGTCGTGCTCGACCTCGACGTCGACGACGCGCTGGCGGACGACGTCATGTCGGCGATCGCCGACATCGCCCCGGAGGTGCACGCCCGCGCGCCGACGCGCTACGGCGCCTCCAAGTACAAGCGCGCGCTGTTCTGCCGGCTGGCCGACGGTGAGGAGGCGTTCCGGCGCCTCGCCAGCCACAAGTATGGCGAGGACGGCCACTGCGTCGAGATCTTCGGCGGCGGCCGGCTGAAGGGGGATAGATGTTCCCGCCAGTTCGGCATCTACGGGCCTCACAGCTACGCAGCGGACGGGTCCGTGGCGGCGCACTATTGGTGGGATCAGGCGGTGCCGGCCCTGCACGAGATCCCGCACGCTAACTTGCCGCGCATCACACGCAAGCAGGCGGCGGCGATCGCGGACGCCTTCGATGTGCTCGCCGGCGAGGCCGGCTGGGTCCGGCAGGCGACGTCGCCCGGCGGCACGGCGGACGGGGCGCGGACCTATGACATCGACGAGGAGACGACGCGCTTTGACATACTGGGCGGCGGCGAGCCGCTGGCCTATGAGGAGCTGGTCGAGGGCATGCGCTGCTCGGCGACGTTCTTCGAGGGCATCCCGCACCAGAACCGCTCGCGCTGCCACGTCGGCTGGTCGCCGCTGCACGACTGCATCATGGTGTACGACTACGAGAACGACGCGACGCATTACCCCAAGCAGTTTGCGCCGCCGGATCCGGCCGCGTTCGCCGAACAGATGCAGGCCATCCTGCCGCCGGCGCCGGAGGTGGTCGAACCGCCCCGCCCGGACGACAAGGCGGCTTTGTCCGATAAGGTGTCGTGGCTGCTGCAAACTCGAGCCTATTGCGAGCAGACCGATCGCGTGATCGAGCTGCACAAGGCCGGCGAGGACTGCCAGACCCGGCGCATCGCGTTCCAGTTCGCGTTCCGGCCATGGTACGTCACCACGATCGGGCCTCGGGGCGGTGAGAACAACGCCTACGCCACATCAGGCTGGGAGCTGCACAGCAGCCGATTGACGCTGGAGGGCGTCCGGCTGCGGCCTGACCAGCCGTTCCCGGTCTACGCGGAGAATGACCGCCTGTACAAGAACACGTACCGGCGGCCTCGACATATCGGTAGCGGGAATGCCGAGGTCTGGCACCGCTTCATGGAACACCTGCTGCCGGACCCGGTCGAGCGCGGCTGGTATCTCGACTGGCTGGCTCACAAGCACCGCCACCCGGCTATTCCCGGGGTGGCCGTCATCATGGTGGCCGCCAGCGAGGAGGGGCCGATCTACGGCGCCGGGCGCGGCATGCTGCGCGGCGTGCTGGGGCGCCTGTTCGGGGCCGAGTATGTCCAAACCATCGACTTCGACGTGTTCTCCGGCAAGTCGGCGCAGGCCGTCTACACCGACTGGATGGCCTACTCGCTTCTCGTCACCGTCAGCGAGGCCAAGGACAGCGCCGATGCCGGGCGCTGGACTGAGCGCCGGGCGGTGTATGAGCGGATCAAGGAGATCGTCGACCCGCGGCCGGTGGAACGTATGTTCACCTGCAAGAGCCTGCCGTCCTTCAAGGCGACAGCCTTCACCAGCTACCACATCTTCTCCAACAACTTCGACGCCATCCAGCTGCCGCCGGACGATCGCCGGGCTACCGTGCTGCGCAACGGCGTGCAGATGCCAACCACTATGGCGATCGAGCTGGAGGCGTGGATGGAGGAGCCCGGCAACATCGCTGCCTTATCAGCATGGCTGGACGCCCGGGACCTGACGCACTTCAACGCATATGCGCCGCTGCCGACCGAGACCAAGGCGCTGATGCAGGAGCTGGCGCGCAGCGAGATCGACGACGCCTTCGACAAGGTACGGCGGGCGATCGGACCGCACGGCCTGTTCACCGGCGAGATGGTGCGGCTGGCGGTGCTAGGGGAGCTGGAGCACGCCGGCGAGGCGGTCGAGACAGCGATCCGGCGCAAGCTCAGGAGTGCATCCCAGAAGTTGAACGACTATCGATTAACGCCGTCGGCGGGCCGGCATTGGGTGTTATGTTGGAGAGGTGCCAAGGTAGGGGTAATCGATGAGGAAATAGCTCGCCGGAATGTCGAGGGCACCCGTAAAAGGCTGGAACAGCTGGGTCAACCGACCGGGCTGGCGGCCCAGATCATCGAACTGAAGCCGAAGTGAAGGGCAAGGGCAGGCCGAGGGCAGTCATCGGGGGCAGCTGAAAAGAACGGTTCCACCAGTGCCTTAGCAGCGATCTGCCTCCGACTGCCCTCCACTTAACTATATAAAAGGATATGTATATATACATAGTGTAGAGGTATTATAGTGGTAATGCAGTTTATATGGCGCGTTGCCTATCACCCCCTGTTTTCGAGGGCTGAGGGCAATTGTCGAGGGCAAACAGGAGGGTTCCATGCGCGTTGAGGCGACGGCGGACGAGACGGAACTGGAGGGGGACCACGGGCTCGTTAAGGGGCTGGTGGTGACGTGCGACAGGTGCGGTCACGAGGTCGAGGTGTTCGGTGTCAGTGACGCCTCCGCCCGGCGCGGCGGCGCCATGCTGGCGGAGGAGTGCCCGAAGGGCGAGCGTAACTTCTACGTGGTCGATGAGGGGGAGGGTGGCGACGACCTGAACGAGACGTTCGCTACCTACATGGCCAGCAGGAAGTGAAAAGGCCCCGCCGATGGCGGGGCCTGTCAAGACGAGATCGGAAGAGATCGGAAGGGTTACGACCAGCCGAACTTCTCGGCGCACACCGGCCCGATGCCGCGGTGCTTCCACTCCGAGCGGAGGGTGGCGTTGCAGATGCAGCAGGTGCCCGTGGTCTGGCCGTAGACCTTGGCCGCCTCGGCCGGATCCGCCACGAAGGCCTGCACCTTGGCGGCGTCGGCCGGCGTGCACTCTCGGGCGGCGAAGAAGCGGCCCTGCGCGATCTTGCCAAGGTAGGTACGGTCGCCGCCGGACTGCTTGACGTACAGGGCGCCGGGATTGGCGGAGGCGGCCTTGGCCGGCGAGATGGTCATGCCGCCGATCGTGATCTTCGGCGACAGCTTGAGGCCCTTGGCGGCGGTGTAGGCGACCGCCTGATCGAAGGCGGCCTTGAGGCGGTCAATCCCTGCCGTGTCGACAACGGACGCACCAGCGGCCGCCGCTGCGGCGTGGTCGGCCCTGTTGGCGGCGTAGGCCCGATCGCGCTCGATGCCACGCTCGACGATGTCCATTTGCTTCTCGGTCAGGGATCCGAAGCGGACGACGCCGGCGAGCAGGTCGCGGGCGACCTCCCAGCGGGGTGCGGTGGTGACCAGCCAAGCATGGGCGGCCGGGTTGGCGGCGGCGAAGGCGGCCAGCGTCTCTTCCTCGGTGCGGACCTTGCGGTCGGCGGCCTTGCCGCGGGCGGCGGCGCGATCGGCGGAGCTGTTCTTGAAGGTGCGCTTGCCGGCACCCTTGCAGGTGAAGCACTCGCCGAGCACGCGGCCGGAGTAGGACACGAAGCGGCCGGTGCCGCGGCACTTCGGGCAGCCTTCCTCGAAGCGGGTGGTGGCCGGGGTGAAGGCGGGCGCCTCACGGACGGGGGCGGTACGAACTTCGCCGGTATCGCCGGCGAAGAGGTTGTCGAGGGCATCGTTGAGGGGCTTGGACATTGTGTGGTGCTCCGGTTGGGTGGGGTCTGGGGATCGGCTGGAGGCGCCTGAGCAGCTCCTCCAGCTGTGCGATGCGGGTCTTCAGCTCCTCGCGTGTCATCAGGCGGCGAGGTTCTTGCCGGTCGGCAGGGACACCCTGTGGGCGCGCACCGTGGTGGTCACGGTGTGGGCGGTCAGGTACTGCCGGGACAGGCGAGCCCGGTAGGCCTCGACCACCTCGGCGATCTCCGCCTTGAGTTCCGCATCGGGCGCCTCGCGGTCGCTTTCGGATATGGCGAGGCGGTAGTGGTCGCTTTCGTAGGCGCCGGGGGCGAGGTCGGCCAGCGCAGCTTCGAGCGCCTTCTTCTGCAGCTCCAGCTGGCCGATCTGGGTCTTGAGGGCGGCGTAGGCGTCGATCGTGGCGTTGAGGTTGGTCATGGTCGTCTCCGTTGTGTGGTTCGCTTCAGTGATCGCAATATGGACCGGCGGGCCGGATCCGTCAATGGGCAATTATCAATTAGATTGAAGAAAAGCAATTGACGTCTCGGACCGTTGGTCATATTGTACTTTCAAACGGCATCCGCTGTTTGAAACGGGAAGGACCACACAATGACCATCAAATGCGACCGCAAGACCACTCCGATCGACACGGGCCGCGAGGCTTTCGACATCCGCGACAAGAAGAGCCGCGTCGTCGGCTATCAGTGGGAGATCCGCGCCGGCACCTACACCCCGCTGTCGGATCAGGAGGCCCGCTGGGGCTACTATTCCCGCGAGGAGGGCGATCCCATGACCTTCATCGAGGTGTGGGGGTCGCCGACCCGCGACGGCAAGCGGTACGGCCCGGCGTTCAACCGCGTGGTGGTGGCCTCGATCGAGGATGCGCAGGCCGTCGTCGCCAAGCGCATCAGGAACGCCCGCAAAACCAACGCCAAGCGGTTCGCCAAGGTGCCGGCATGAGCTGGCAGCATACAAGAACGATGTCGCCAGACGCGTTGCGTCTGGCGATCGCCGCGCTGCGGATCAAGCCCGCGGCCGCCGGCCGCTTCCTCGGCGTTTCCGACCGCACCATGCGGCGCTATTTGCGCGGCGAGCGCGACGTCCCCGCGGCGACCGTGCTGCTGCTCAACTGCATGATCACCCATCGGCTGCGGCCGCTGGTGCCGCCCAGACGGCCCTGAAACCTAGACGCCCCCGCAGAGGGCGCGTATGGTCCCGGCTTCACATCCGGGCGCCGTGCGCGCCCTCTTGCGTTGAGTGCAACATGGCCGGCATGAAGATCGAGGCGTTGATCGCCAGTAAGCAGGCCGAGACGCGCGCCGAGCTTGAGCGCGATCTCGTGGCGATGATCGCCGCGATCGATGCGGAGATCCTGCCGCTGGAGCAGAAGGCCGCGGAGCTGGAGCAGCGCATGCGCAAGGTCGAACAGGGAGGGGTGTCCCCCGAACCAAGTGCCTAGGAGCCAACCAAAACCCGCAATGACCGAGGCTGGCCTGCGATCGCTGTGCCGATCGTTCACCGAGGCCAACGTCCTGAAGCTGGCTGGCTTCGCCACTGCTGTCGAGGGCGTCGAGCCCGAGACACAGATGCGCGCGATCGGCATGTTGATGGACCGCGGCTGGGGCAAGCCCAATCAACCACATGATGCGAAGCTCGAAGGCGAGCTTCGGATTACCATAAGGAAGATGCTGACCAAAGAGGACGAGTGATGTACGAGGTCACGGACATTGCTGTACCGTCGCGCGGCTGGGAGCCGCGGCCGCATCAGCAGCGTCTGTGGAATTACCTGATGCGCGGCGGCAAGCGCGCCGTCGCGGTATGGCATCGGCGCGCAGGCAAGGACGAAGTCTGCTTGCACGCTAGCGCGATCGCGATGCTGGAGCGCGTCGGCAATTACTGGCATATGTTGCCGGAGTTCGCGCAGGGTCGCAAAGCGATCTGGGACGCGGTCAACCCGCATACAGGAAGGCGCCGCATCGATGAGGCTTTTCCACAGCAGATGCGTGAGAGTACGCGCGAACACGACATGCACATCCGTTTCCGTAACGGCTCGACGTGGCAGGTGGTCGGAAGTGATAGTGTCACCACGGGAGGCGGCATCGGATCATCCACCGCCGGCATCGTCTTCAGCGAGTATGCACTCGCGAACCCCAGCGCGTGGGGATACTACCGGCCCATACTGGAAGAGAACAAAGGCTGGGCGTGCTGGATCTCTACTCCCCGAGGACGCAATCATCTCCTTTCCCTGTACCAGCACGCTGCTCGAACGCCCGGCTGGTTCGCCGAGATCCTCACCGCAGACGATACTGCTGCCCTCTCCGCAGAGGCGCTTGCCGAAGCCCTAGCCGAATACAAGTCGCTGTACGGTGAAGACGCCGGCGCAGCGATGTTCGAGCAGGAGATGATGTGCAGCTTCAGCGCCGCGCTGCTCGGCACGTTCTACGGTCACGAGATGCGCGACGTGCGCAACGAAGGCCGCATCCTCGACGTCGAGGCGCTGCCTGACGCGTTCGTGCACACGGCGTGGGATCTCGGCGTCGGCGACGACACCTCGATCTGGTGGTTTCAGTCGCAGGGCGCGCAGCTCGTGCTGCTCGACCACTACGCCGCCAGCGGCCAAGGCCTCGAACACTACGTCGAGGTGATCAGGAAGCGGGAGGTCGAGCATGGATGGAAACGAGGATCTGCCTACGTCCCCCACGACGCCAAAGTCAAAGAATGGGGCAGCGGACGCACACGAGTGGAAACGATGTCTTCGCTCGGCCTTAAGCCGATACTTGTTCCTCTCGCGTCGCTCGACGATGGAATTAACGCCGTGCGACGTGCACTCCCGCTGTGCGTATTCCACCCGCGCTGTGAGGACGGCGGCATCTCGGCGCTGGAGCAGTATCGACGGGAGTGGGACGATGAGCGCAAGTGCTTCACACCGAAGCCACTTCACGACTGGTCATCGAACCCGGCCGATGCGTTCCGCTACCTAGCGCAGGGCTACAGGCCGGCGCCGCGGCGCGTCATATCCGCACCGATACAACGCGGCTGGACCATCCCGCCGCCGAACGAGAACCGCCGCAGGGGGATCCAGCTATGAGCATGCGCGATCGCATCGCCAAGGCTATGATGGGCGTCGCGGAGAAGCGCGCGTATCCGACCGCGCCTCACGGCGAGTGGCACGGCGACATGAACTACGCGGCGACAGGCGGCCGCATGACGACGATGACGCCGCAGGAGTATCTGGCGCAGTCGCGGCCGCTGACGATCGACGAGGTGTCGCGCGAGAACATCGACCTGCTCAAGCAGCATATCCAGCAAGGCGGCACGCTCGATCCGCTGGCGCTGTACAACAGACCGAACGCCGCAGGCACGCTGCTGGAGGACGGCCGACACCGCGCCAACGCGGCGATCGAGCTGGGAATAGATCAAGTGCCGGTGCTTAACTGGAGGCCGGAGCAATGACCAAGGCTCAGATCGACCTCGCCCACACGCTCGTCAGCGAACTGACCATGTACGCCAAGGCGATCGACCAGTACGGTAACGCGCGCATCAGCGCCTCGATGCGCAACGCCGCTTCGCTGTTGCAGGTGATGGTCGACGAGGCTGAGGCGCCCGAGCTGCCGCTGAGCGACGAGCCGACATCGATGGGCGGCGTCGACCGCTCGCCCAGCATGGTGTGGAATAACAGCGTGAAGGGACACGACGATGTCTGATACCGCTGCCGCCAACCACGAAGACGTCCGCCACGACGATCTGGAATATGATCCCAACGTGCAGCCGCCGAAGAAGGCCAAGGCGTGGCTCAACCGGCTGATCGAGGCCGAGGACGCCTTCGAGAGCTGGAACGATCACTGCGACCGCATCGACAAGCTGTACGCCAGCCTTGAACGCCTCGCGACCAACAGCGTCAGCTCCAACCGCGCCATCCGCGATCGCGAGTTCGCGATGTTCTGGGCCAACTGCGAGGTGATCAAGCCGAGTATCTACGCCTCCGCGCCGGTGCCGGTGGTGGCGCCGAAGTTCAAGGACAGGCGGCCGGTGTATCAGCAGAGCAGCGAGGTGATGGAGCGGTGCTGCGTCGTCGCCTTCGACCTGACGCGCATCAATGACCTCATGCTGCTGGTGCGTGATGACCTCGCCCTCAACGGCCGCGGCGTGCCGTGGTGTCGCTACGAGAGCGCCGGCGGTGGCCGATATGAAACCGAGCGCGTTTGCGTCGACTTCAAGCAGCGCCGCGACTTCCTGCACAGCCTCTCGGCGAACTGGCGCGAGGTGACGTGGGTCGCCGCCGCCAGCTACTTGACGCGCGCCGAGGCGCGAAAGCGTTTCCGCAAGCACAGCGGCGACGAGTACCAGCGCGCTGACTACAAGGTCAACAAGGACGCCAAGGAAGTCGGCGGCGGCGACAACCGCGAGCGCGCCGCGTTCTGGGAGATCTGGGTCAAGGGCGAGAAGAAAGTGCTGTGGGTCAGCCACGGCTGCGAGAACATCCTCGACGAGGGCAACCCGCACCTCGAACTGCAGAACTACTTCCCGTGCCCGAAGCCGGCGTACGGCACGCTGCAGCGTGGCAGCTTGGTGCCGGTGCCCGACGTCATGCAGTACCGCGACCAGCTCGACGAGATCAACCTGCTCACGTCGCGCATCCACGCGCTCAGTGACGCACTGGAGGCGAAGGGGTTCTACCCCGCCGGCGGCGCCGAACTGGCGGAGGCGGTTCAGGCCGCGGTCAGCACGCACAGCAGCGGCCGGTTGCTGGTGCCGATCTCGAACTGGGCCGCCTTCGGCGGGACCAAGGACATCGTCATCTGGCTGCCGATCGACATGATCGCGACCACGATCACGGCGCTGGTGATGCTGCGCAAGCAGATCATCGAGGACATCTACCAGATCACCGGCATGGCCGACATCATGCGCGGCGACACAGATCCGAACGAGACGCTCGGCGCCCAGAAGCTGAAGAACCAGTACGGCACGACGCGGATCCGCGACAAGCAGCAGGAGATGGTCCGCGTCGCGCGCGACCTTGTCGAGATCTGCAGCGAGATCATCACCGAGAAGTTCGACGACGTCACCATCATCGAGATGAGCCAGACGCAGCTGCCGACGATGGACATGCTGCAGGACCAGATCGGGCAGGTGAAGCAGGCCACGCAGCAGCAGCTCGATCAGCTCGGCCAGCAGGCGCAGCAGCAGCAGGGCGACCCGCAGCAGCTGATGCAGCAGGCGCAACAAATCATCCAGCAGGCCAACCAGCAGGTCCAGAAGCTGCAGCAGGAGGTGTCGATCGAGCAGGTGCTGCACTTCCTGCGCGACACGCGCGCCAAGAGCTTCGTCTTGGACATCGAAACCGACAGCACCATCATGGCCGACGAGGACGGCGAGAAACAGCGCCGCACCGAGTTCGTAGGTGTCCTTGGCCAATTGCTGCCGCAGCTGTCGACGATGATACAGGCCGATCCGGCCACGGCGCCGTTCTGCGGCGAGGTGCTCAAGTTCGCCACCGCACCGTTCCGCGCCGGCCGCTCGCTCGACGGCGCGATCGACGATTTGATCGAGCAGATGAAGGACAAGGGCGCCGGCCCGCGGCCGGACGACCCGACAACGGCGCAAGGCAAGATCGCGCTGCAGATCGAGCAGCTCAAGCAGCAGACCGCGATGGCGAAGCTGCAGCAGGATGCGCAGATCGCCAAGGACAAGCTGGCGCAGGAGGACGCGCACAAGAAGCTGGAGCTGGCCAACCAGCGCCAGATCGCCAGCATGAAGGTCGGCTCGGATCAGGGCGAGGATCAGGTCGAGATGGCCGTGCAGGGCCAGAAGATGCTGGAGAGCCGCGAGGCGCACCAGATGCAGCTGGCGTCCAACCAGCAGAAGATGCAGCTCGAACGCGAGAAGGCCGCCGCGCAGGCGCAGGCGCACGCCGCCAAGCAGCAGGACATGGCGGCGCGCGGCGTTGAACGCCAAGAGGCGCACCGCATGAAGCAGATGACGCAGCCGTTCGGGGGAGGTAATGCCTGATGGGCGCGCGCGACGCCATCGCCAAGCTGCTGATGGGTGTGTTGAACCCGGAGCAACGGCTGTCGCGCGCGGCCGAGCAGGGTTTCGACGTGTCGACGCCGCGCTATCACGGCACGTCGAAGGACAAGGACTTCACCAAGTTCAAGGACAGTCGACACGGCACGTGGACGACCACTGATCCGAAGGAGGCGTCGGCCTACGCGCTGCAGAACGACAGTCAAGGGTTCAGGCTCGCGCCCGGCAGCGGCTACAAGCTGGAGCCGACCAACACCGCTTCGCGCGTGCTGCCGCTCTACGCGCGGCCACCGCAGAACCCCTATGTGGTCGCCGAGTACCCGGAGTGGCTGCGCGGCGCGACCAACTACAAGAAGGCGCAAAGCGACTGGTTTGACCAGCTGCGCAGCCAAGGTCACGACGCGGTCGACTTCGGTAACGGCGTGCGCGTCGACTTCAACAACGCCAACCTGCGCGGGCAGTTCGCGCCGTTTGATCCGGCGAACGCCGGCAAGCCCGTGATCATGGGCGGCGGCGTCGCCGCGCCAGCCGGCGCGCTCGGCGCTCTCTACGACCCCTCACAGTATGAGGCGCAGCCATGATCGGAAACCTCGCACGCCTCGACGAGTACCCGAGCGACCTGCCGTCGCTGGCGCAGGACCTGCCGCCTGAGGCCGGCTGGCAGCTTGGTGCGCTGGCAGCACAGAATGAATACCGGCCGCTCGGCAACGACCCGTGGTCGAACACGATGGCGCCGCGCGCCAAGCCAGCTGAAGAGCGCCCGAACCCGCTGGTGCCGTTCAGCGCATGGCGCGCGGATCCGCCCAAGCGCACGTCGGGCGTGATCGCTTCCGACTACGCGCTGCCGCAGACGCCGACCGACCTCGGCCTGATGGCCGTCGGCGGCCCCTTCGGCAAGGCTGCCTTGGTCGCAGGACGCATGCTCGATGCCGACCCGGCGCAGGCGGGCAAGAAGATCAAGACCGGCACCGGCTTCGACCCCGGCAACAGCATATTCCGGCAAGGCGCCTCGATCACGCGCGCGCCGCCGCCGTGGCAGGCGATGACGGCGGAGGAGTTCGCCAAGAGCACGCCGCTGCCGCCGGTGCCACATCAGGACATCACACGCATCAACACCTACGCCGACCCCAAGCTGCGCGCCAAGGCCGAGAAGCTGTGGGACACCTACCCGCAATACGCCGAGCAGTACCCGGAGATCGGGCCGCCGGCGCTGATGGAGAAGCGGCCGGATCCGAAGAAGCCGGGCAGCTACCTCACGACCAAGCCGCTCGGCGAGGTGCCATATAGCTCGTTCGAGGAGGCCGCGGCACTGGACGCCACGCCGCGCTACTTCTTCGAGAAGCGGCTGCTGCCGCCGGTCGCGCAGTTCCAGAAGGACCGCAACACCGTCCAGCGCGAGATGGATCTGCACGGCTACACGCCCTACTTCGACCCGGCGCAGCGCGCCGACATCCCCGCCAGCGATTACGGCCCCTTCCTCGACACCCGCGTCGCGGCGGATCCGAAGACGCAGGCGACGCGCGACAAGTTCAATAAGGAGTACGGCACCGACGAGGCCCGCGCGCGGCTGCAGGCCGGCTTCGAGAAGGGTCAGACGCTCGGCAACGCCGAGGACTGGTACTTCATGAAGCAGCTGCAGGACGAGTATGTGAAGGTGCTCGGGCCCGTGGCCGGCAAGGAGGCCTTCAAGAAGGAGTTCAGCGGCATGATGGCCGCGACGACCGGTGGCGCCAGCCCGTACGACAACTTCCTGATGTCGCACTGGGCCAACTACCTCAACAAGCAGGGCGAGAACGTCGCCAAGCGCGCCTACGAGATGCCGTTCCCGATCGGCGGACGTTTCGCCAGTGGCAACATGAAGCAGGCGCAGAAGTTCATCGACGAGGGCATGGTCGGCTTCAACCCGGAGAAGAACCCGAAGCGGTACGACTTCGACAACGCGCTGGCGGGCGACGTCAACGCCGGCGTGATGGACGAGCAGATGTTCGGCGCCATCAAGCCCGGCGAGACGATCCCGAAATGGTATGGCCCGGCAACACGTACCCTGCACGAGGAAGCCGCCAAGATCGGCCACAACAGCGGCCGCGGCGTGCGCGGCTTTCAGGACGTCGGCTGGGCCGGCCTGAAGGCGCTCAGCGAGGAGGAGCGGCTTGGCGTGCCGTTCAAGTACGAGGGGCCGATGATCAACCAGATCAACCGCTCGATCGAGACGACGCACCGCCTGACAGGTATGCCCAAGGACGAGATCGTGCGACGGGGGCTGATCCTGAAGGAGATCCCGATGTATGGTGTCGGCGCGAGCGTCGCGGCCGCGCTGGCGGCGAGGCTGTCACGAAAGGGAATGGGCGACCTTGCCCGGCAGGACGACTACCAACCCGAGGAGAGAATGTAATGGCGCAATCCGCAGTCACGGTCACCCCGGCCAACCCGATGCCGCCGACCAACTTTGCCACCACCGGCACCAGCGGCCCCAACCCGCCGAACTTCCAGCGGGTCAATTACGCCAACCCGCAGAACCTGACGGCGATCGCCGCCGACGGCTCCGGCGGCAGGCCGCAGGCACCCTACGGCGTCAACCCGAACCCGCCGCCGTACTATGACGACGGCAGCGCGCTGACGCCGACGGCCTTCGCTGCCTCAGTGGCGGCCCTCGCAGGCGGCACGTCCGCCGGCGACAACGGCACCGGCACGACGCCCGGCACCAATGCTGCAGGAGCCGGCGGCACCGGCTTCAACACAGTGATCGGATCCTATCCCGTCGCCGGCGGGCTGGTGCCTGCCAGTGCCAGCGCCACGGCCGAGGGCCTCGGCGCCGAGACGGTGGCCACCAAGAGCGCGGGCGCCTCGACCGATTATGGCGTCGACCCGCTGAAGTACAGCCCGGCCATCTACGCGCCGATCCCGCTGGTCACGGTCGGCGCCGGGCCTGCGCTGGTCAAGGCCACGACCGACGCCGGCGCGCCGGTCGCGCCGAACGGCAAGCATCCTTCGAGCCTCAGCCCGGTCACCAACCCGACGCTGACCTCGATCGCGACGATCGCCAGCGGTGGCGGCACCGGCACCTGCTCGGCGACCGGCGTCGGCTTCACGCCGCAGAGCGTGCTCAACGTCAACGGCATCAACTACCCGACGACCTTCGTGTCGTCGACCAACATCACCGCGATCACGCCGAAGAAGGCGACGCCCGGCACGCTGCCGGTCTACGTCACCACGGGCGGCGTCGTCGTCACCCTCACCGTCAACTGGACCTTCTCGTAAGGGTCTGCAGGGAGATCGACACCATGGCCGGCAAGAAGCACGACGACGAAACCGACGACGAGCACGAGCGCGAGCAACTTCCTCTCTCCGAGCAGGGTCAGCCTGCCGATGACAAGGCCAAGGCCGCACCAAAGGCCGAGGCGGCGCCGCCACCGTTCCCGTTCACGGCCTCGATCAACGAGCCGCAGACGGTCAGCCTGCCGCTGCCGGAGGGCATCGTGGTGCCGAAGCCTGTCATAACCGGCTACGACCCCTACGAGTGCACGCTCGGCGATCCCGACTTCCCGCTGGTCATCACCGGCGAGAACTTCTTCGCCGACAGCGTGATCACCTTTGCCGGTCACGACGAGCCGACGACGTTCGACGCCGAGGCCAAGACGCTGTCGACCGGCATCAACATGGCGGTGTGGCTTGGCCCTGACACGGTTCAGGTCACCGTCAAGAATGGGCCGGAGGTCAGCGACCCCGTCGAGTTCACGTTCAACGCGCCGGCGGCGCGCAAGGGCAAGAAGTGAGCACGGCGGTCATCACGGTGGCGTCGGGCGGCATGCCCGTCGTCGACGTCACCGCGACCACGCCCAGCCTCGGCATGGCTGTGACCGAAAGCCTGCTGCCCGGTCGCGGCATTGCGGTGACGAAGGTGGCTGCGCGCGGCATCCCCGTAACCTTCGTCGTGGTGTCGACGACGGGAGGCAACCCGAAGTGACGGTTGAGCTGGAGGAGTTCGAGCCCGGCAGGTGGCGGGTGCTAAAAGTGCGGCATTTAGCGCCCGCATCCGACCTGCCCTGCCCGACGGTGATCTCCGACACGATGCCGCCGACCGAGCAGGTCGACGGCCGGTTCTACGAGAGCAAGCGCGCGTTCCGGGCGGTCGGCAGGTCACTGGGCCTGACCGAGGTCGGCAACGAGAAGCCGAAGCCGCGCAAGCGGATCGTGCCGAGCCGGGAGAAGCGCATGCAGACGATCAAGACCGCGATCGAGCAATACAAGGCCGCGCCGACCCACGAGTACGCCGTGCGGGAAAGCCAGAGCCGCAAACACGGTCAGTCTGGCCGTACATAGAGGGAAAAGCCATGTCAGATACGAGCGTTACGTCGGCGCCGCCAAGTCCCGCACCGGCCAATACCCCGGCACCGGCGGCGCAACCCCCGCAGACCGCGCGCGAGGTTCCGATCAACCCGAACCCGGTCAACAGCCCCAACCCGGTCGGCTCGCAGGCACCCGACAAGCCTCCCGGAAGCAAATCGGAAGGCATCCGCGATGCCGTGCAGCGGGCCTACGACAGGGCCAATCGTACAGCCGAGCCGCCTAAAGCGGCGGCCCCGAAAACGCCGCCGACAGCAGCTGACGCCCGGCCCGGCCACAACCAGCCGCCCGAGGAGACGCCGAAGGAGCGCCTCGACCTGCGCCGGCGCCCCGACGACCAGCCGCGCGATCGCGGCCGGTTCGCACCGCGCGAAACAAACGGCGCCCCGAATGTCGCGACAAACGGAGCCGCGAATGTCGCGCAGCAGAACGCAGCAGGAACTCAGCCCGCGCGCGCCGCTGCGGCGTTGCCGGCCAGTGCGCCCTATGCGGCCTCGCCCGGCCGGTTCTCCGAGCGCGCCAAGGCGGAGTGGAGCTCGGCGCCGGAAAGCGTCCGCGGCGAGGTGCACCGCATGCAGGAGGAGTTCGTAAAGGCCTACAGGGTCTACAAGAACGACTTCGACGAGATGAGCAAGATCCGCCACTTCCACAAGATGGCGACCGACCACGGCACCGATCTCGCCACCGCCCTGACCAACTACACCGGTATGGAACAGAAGCTGCGCGCGGATCCGATCGCCGGCCTCGACATGATCGTCAATAACCTGAACCTGCGCACGCCCGAGGGCGAGCGGATCGGGTTCCGCGACATCGCCTATCACGTCCTCAGTCAGAGCCCCGACCAGCTGCGTCAGCTGCAGATGGGCAACCAGCAGCACGCGGCCAGCCAGCAGATCGGCGCCCTGCACGCCCAGATCCAGAGCTTGCAACAGGCCGTGCAGCAGATGCATACTGACCAGCAGTTCAACCAGACGCGGTCGGCTATCGATGTCTTTGCTGACAGCCACCCGCGGCTGGACGAACTGGGAGAGGCGATCAAGCGCGAGATCGCGCTCGGTTTCCCTCTCCCTGAAGCCTACCGGCGGGCGGAGCTGCTCCACCCGACCACCCAAGCGCCTCAGACGCGCACCCCATCGGCTCAGACCCGGCAAGTAGACCGCTCGATCTCAGGCTCCCGCGATGTCGGCCCCTCAAACGGGACTTCGCGACCGAGGCAACCCAGCGGAACAGCCCGTGAGGCAGTCGCGAACGCGATACGTCGCGTCAACGGCGGCCTGCAATAGTCTCAACCCGATGGAGCACCCATGCCCAACGTAACGAGTAATGCTGCCTACCAGCAGATCCTGTCGATGGCGATCGAAGATCGTTCCAGCGGTTATCAGGATCTCGTCTCCAACAACAACGCGCTGTTGGCCGTCATGCGCCGCAAGGGGCTTTGGCAGACCTACAGCGGCCCCAAGATCCGGCAGACCCTGCAGGTAGGAAAACAATCCGCTCAGTGGTATTCCGGCTACGATCAGCTGCTCAACCCGGCGATCGACCTGTTCAACGACGCTTTCTACGACCCGAAGATGGTCGTGATCCCGATCATCCTCAGCTATCAGGAGATCCTCAACAACGAAGGTGAAAACCAGTTGATGGATGTCTACGAGAGCTACATCGCCGCGGCCGAGAAAGGCCTCGAAGACGCGATGGATCAGGGCATCTACTCCGACGGCACCGCCAACGGCAACAAGCAGATCACCGGCCTCGCCGCGGCCGTGCCGATTGTCATCACGTCGGGTGTCTACGGCGGCATCGACCGCGCCTCCGCCACGATCTGGCGCACCGGCGCCTTCGACGCGCACAGCTTCATGGCCGGCGTGACGCAGGTGACGTCGGTAACGGTCCGCCCGCTGCTCAACTACATCATGACGCAGCGATCGCGCGGCCGCGACTACGCGGATCTGCTGCTCATGAGCCCCGAGCACTACGCGGCCTACGACGCCGCAACGATCGCGATCCAGCGGCAGCAGAACGAGACATCGCTGGGCAAACTAGGGTTCTCGGCGCTGGAATACATCGGTGGCGGCAAGCGGGCCGAGATCGTGCTCGACGGCGGCATCGGATCCAACATGCCGCCCAACACAACCTTCGGTATCAACACCGATACGCTCCGGCTGCGTTATCACCCGAGCCGCAACTTCGACAAGCTGTTCGAGGGTGAAGGGATGATGCCGATCGACAAGGACGCCATCGCTCAATTCATCGGCTGGATGGGCGAGCTGACGATGACAAACCCCTTGTTTAACTGGCGTATGTTCGACAGCAACCCGGCGGCTTGATGCACCTCCAGTTGCCGAGTACACCGGGCCGCCGACGTGTAGGTACATGCCTTCCTTCCGCGGAAGGCGGCCCGGACCGTTTCAACCACAGGAGGAAGGTCCTATAATGCCCAAGATTGATCCCGACGAGCTGCTGGTCGTGCTGTTCAAGCATCTGGCCGTGCAGAACAGCGGCAAGACGCTGGCCGAAGGCCGACCGGTGTTTGACGACGTCGAAGTGTGCGAGATCCGCGCGCCCGGCAACAAGGACGTCAAGGTGTTTCCGGCCAGCATGTTCGCGCGCTGGCTCGACAACCCCTACACCGGCGAGCAGACCCGGCAGAGCTACGCCGAACGCTTCTCGCACCAGTACCGGCAGTTCAAGGCCAACGCGACGCAGACCAAGTCCGGCACGCCGCTCGACTTCGTGCCGTTCCTCAGCGAAGGCCGTCGCGCCGAGCTGAAGGCGCAGAACGTCTACACCGTCGAGCAGCTGGCGGCGATCGAAGGCGTCGAGCTGAAGAACCTCGGCAACGGTGGCCGCGACATGAAGAACGCCGCGATGACCTTCATCGAGGACAGCAAGACTGCGGCGCCGAACATGCAGATGCTGGCGGAGCTGGAGGCGCTGAAGGCGCGCAACGCCATCCTCGAAGAGGACGCCGAGCGCCGCAAGCAGATGGCGACCAAGGAAGCCGAGAGCGACGAGTTCGAGGCGATGTCGCTCGACCAGCTGCGCGAGTACGTGACGGCCAACACCGGCCACGCGCCGCACGGCTCGCTGACGCGCAAGGTGTTGACGCGGATGGCACGCGAGGCGCAACCGAAGGCGGCCTGATATGGACCTGTCTGATGAGGAGCTGGAGCGATTGTATGAGGGGTCCAAGAACGACCACTTCATCGTCGTCGGCAGTGAAGTGCGACAGCTGATCGGAATGATCCGCCGGCTGCGCGCGAAGTTGGCGGAGCAAAAGGCGGCCTGACATGACGCTGTTGACGGTGGTGAAGGATGTTTGCGCGGTGGTCGGCGTCGCCGTGCCGACGTCCGTCATGACAGGCATCTTGGCCAACCGCACCATGCAGGAGATGCTGGCGCTCGCCAACGAGATGGCGCAGCGCATCGCCTACGATACGCGCGACTGGACGCTGTTTCGCAAGACCGTGCAGATGGTCGGCGGCACGGGGCTGGCGCTGGATCCGACCGACCCGGTGACGGTCGGCTGCTCCGTCTTCGCCATCCCCGCCAACTACAAGCGCATGCTGCTGACCGGCAACGTCTGGCGCTCGACTTCGGCGCTGTATCCGATGCGGTTCGAGCCTGACCTCGACAAGTGGCTGCAGCGCCGCGCCCTGAACTATTACGGCGTCGCCGGCGAGTGGACGATGATCGGCGGCCGCATGATCATTGCGCCGGCGCTGAGCGCGGCGATCGTCGGCCCGCCGGCGGTACCGGCGATCACGGCCTACTATCCCTACTTGGAAAAGAACTGCATCAATCTCAACGCCGGCGGTGTTGGTGATACCTTCGTGGCCGACGGCGACAGCTTCCGGCTGGACGAGCGTCTCCTGAAGCTCGGGATGGTGTGGCAGTGGAAAGCCAACAAAGGCACCAGTTACGCCGAGGACATGGGCACGTACGGTGAGGCGCTCGCGGTGGCGATGGGCCACGACAGCCCGGCGCCCATCATCGTAGGCCGCCGCCCGGCATCGGCCGGCGTCCGCACCGCCTATCCGTTCCCGGTGCCGACATGAACATGGCATCCTACCAAGGCTTCAAGCGCACCGCGGTGCCGTCACAGGTCGCGCAGCAGCTGCAGACCATCACCATCCCGGCGCCGACGCGCGGGCTGGTGCTCAACGAAAACGAGAGCTTCATGCAGCCCGGCGGCGCGCTGGTGCTCGACAACTGGCGGCCGACCATGAAGGGGCTGGCGATCCGCGCCGGCTGCGTCAACTGGGCGACGCTGCCGGAGACGACACCGGTCATCTCGATGTTTCAGTACATCAGCGGCATCAACAACCAGTTCATGTTCGCCGGCAACGCCACCAAGCTGTACAACGTCACGACGGCGTCGCCGGTCGCGGTCAAGACCGGTCAAGCATCTGGCAACTACGTCGCCAGCCAGCTGGCGAACCAGAGCGGCGACCACATGCTGGTCTGCAACGAAGCCGGCGACTTCGTGCTGCACTTCGACGGCGCGGCGTGGACGACGTTCAACGCCAGCCAGATCAACGCGGATCCGGCGATCGTGCCGCCGCCGAGCTGCCTCAACGGCCATAATCTCACTTACGTGTGGAAGTATCGCGGCCGCTACTTCTTCATTGAAGGCGGCTCGATGAATGCGTGGTACTTGCCGGCCAACGCTTTCCAAGGTCGCATCCTGCAGATCCCGCTCGCCGGTGCCGCCACCAAAGGCGGCAAGCTGCTGTGCGGATTTACGTGGAGCATCGACGCCGGCGACGGCATCGACGACAAGTGTGTTTTCATGACGGATCAGGGCGAGCTGCTGATCTTCACCGGCAGCGACCCCTCCGTTGCAGCGAACTGGCGGCAGGAGGGGAGATACGCCACCAGTGTGCCGCTCGGTATGAACTGCCACACCCCGATCGGCGGCGACGTGCTGATCGCCACCGTCGACGGCATCATCCCGATCAGTGCATCCATCACCAAAGACACTTCACAACTCGAGTTGGCGTCGATCACGCGCGCGATCAAGCCGATGTGGCGCGCGGAAGTGAACGCCAAACGCGACAAGCCGTGGACGATGGCGAAGTGGGACGAGTACGGCGCGATGTTTGTGTCGTGGCCGGGCGGCATCCCCGGCGCCTACACCATGGGCGTCGTCAACATCGCCACCGGCGCGTGGTCGCGCTACACCGGCTGGGACGCGATGTGCTTCGGCCGGTTGCGCGCGGACCTGTTCTTCGGAACGCAGGACGGCCGCATCGTGCAGGCCGACCGCAACGGCACCGACAACGCGGTCCCCTATGTCTGCATCATGGTCGGCGGCTGGGAGATGTTCTCCTCGCAGTCCGCGACGATCGTCTGGCGGCAGGCGCGCGCCAGCTTCACGGCGCGCACCGGCGAGCCGTTCCAGCCGCAGCTGTCCGCCACCACCGACTACGTGATCACCCTGCCGCCGGCGCCGTCAGCGGCACCGGATCCGGGGCCGCTGGATGTCTGGGATCAGGGCAAGTGGGGGCCGACGCCGGGTTGGACGCCGCCGTGGACGCCCGGCAACCCGCTGCCTGTGCAGGCTGCGCCGTCGGCGCCGGACATCGCCGCCTACCTGCAATGGGACCAGCCGGCGCCGGCGACGGCGACGGTGCGCAACACGATGTGGGTTTCGGTCGGTATGACCGGCTTCAGCCACGCCCCGATCTGTCAGGTGACGATCGCGCAGCAGGCGGCGCCGGATATTGAGCTGATCTCGATTGCGGCGACTTACGACAGCGCCGGCGTCAACGTCTGAGGGGTTTGAGCCATGGCTTTGTCTGCATCGTCCGGCCGACGCCTTACCCCGGAAGAGTTTTCGGCGCTGCTGGCCTCGCGCGACCCGACATACTCGAATGTTTCGATCCCCAACATCGGCCCCTACGGCACCGAAACGAGCAGGGGGCGCGAGCTGGCGCCAATGAGCAGTCTGTTCGACCCGTCCTATGGCGGTCCGGTCACCCAGAACCCGGCCGCGCCGGCACCGATAAAGGCCCCCACGGCGGAGACGACCCTGACGGCGCTGGAGACGTGCATGCTGTCCGGGCGGTCGCGCGAAGCCTGCGAGATGCGCGAGGCGATCGCCAATCAGGTGCAGCAGAACCTCGGCAGCGGCCCCGGCAACGACGGCTACGCCGCCACCCCGACCTCGCCGGACACGGTCGCGCCAGATGTAGCCGCGCCGCCGGTCGGCGTGCCCGAGGATACACCCGCGCCGCCGGCAGTAGCGCCGCCGGCAGTAGCGCCGCCGCCAGCGGAGGCCCCGACCGGGCGCGACCTCGGCGTGCGAGGTGATATTAACAACCCGGCACCAGCCACTGATGAGGACATCGGGCAGACGGTGTCGCCGAGCCAAGCAATCGGCCCCAACTCCGCCATCTCCGGCATGAATGCCGCCGCTGCGGCTAACCCCGGCGTTCAGGGGTTCGCGCCCGGCTTTGCGCCGGGCCAGATGTCCCCGGCACAGGCCGCGGCGGTCGCGTCCGCCGCAGCCAATAACGCCGTCACTCAAGCCGGGCTGGCCACGACAGGCATGCCGGGATCGCCATATGAGGGTCCGGTAGCGCCGACCGCACCGACCGCGCCGACCGCGCCGACCGCGCCGACCGCGCCGCAGAGCGTGACGCAGGATGACGTCGACGCCGCGATGGCGATCGCCATGGCCAACACGCTCGGCACCGAGGATACGAGCACGGGCTACGGCAAGGACAACAGCATAGCCGTCAACTCCGTCGAGGCGAGCACGCCACCCATGTCTCCGGCGCAGTTGGCCGACATCGGCCAAGCGCCGACGCAGGGCTGGGGCGTGCCCGGCATCAGCCCGGCGATGGCGGCCGACATCGGCACCGCGCCGACCAGCCCATCAGGCTATGCGGCCCCGAACGCCATCAGCGCCGAGGCGCAGGAGGCCGCGTCGCTTGCCGCCCAAGTCGGCATCTCCGTTGCCGAGGCGGCCGCCGCCCTCGGCTATGGCAACGCCACCACCGCCGACGGCAACACCGGCCTCGGCGTCGCGCTTGGCGGCTTTGGTCCCGGCGTAGGCCTCGGTGATGGCGTCAGCGTCGGCGACACTGGCGTGTCCCAAGGCGGCGTGGCTGTTGGTCCTAGCGGCGAAGGGCCGACTGGTCCCGGCACCGGCGTCAGCGGCGGCGACAGCAACCAAGGCGGCGTCAGCACCTCGCCCGGCGATACTGGGCAGAGCGCCGTGGGTGGGTCGACCAGCGGCGAAACCGGCGGCCTTGGTGACACCGGGCCCGGTGAAGGTGTCGGAAACACCGGCGACAGCAACGGGATGTGGTGATGGCAAACAAACAGACGCAGGCGGAAGCCAATTACGGCCGTGGCGACCCGGTCAGCCATTGCGGGATCTGCGCCTTCTATATGGGCTATCGCCGCTGTTCCAAGGTAATGGGCAACGTCAGTCCGTTCGGCGTCTCCGACCTGTTCAAGACCGAGAACAACCCATTCGGGCGGACGCTGGCGCCCGCGGAGCTGGTTGCCATCAGGCGGATGGCCGCCGACGCTGCGGATCGATCGGGAGGCTGACGTGCTCGACTACGTCTACGGCCAGAACGAGATCGTCGCGGACTTTGTCGCGAGCCTGATCCCTGAGTGTCGCGAGCGCGGCTTCGGCAAGTGCCGCGCGATCGGCATCATCGACGGCGACAGCGGCAAGCTGCTCGGCGGGCTGGTCTATCGCAACTGGTGCCCGGAGGTCGGCACGATCGAGATCTCGGGCGCGGCCGTGCCGGGCACCAACTGGCTCAGCCGGCGCACCATCAACATCATGTACGATTACCCGTTCTACCAGTGCGGCTGCCAGATGGTGATCAAGACCACCATGGCCGACAACGAGATCGTGCTGCGGATCATGGCCTCGATCGGCTTCTCCCTGCACAGGATCCACCGCCTCGGCGGCCGGTACCGCGATGGCGTCGTCGGCACATTGACGCTCGAAGACTGGGAAGCAAGTCGCTATAACATCAACCGCAAGCGCACCGACGACGCGCACGAGGAGGCCGCCTGAATGCCCTACTCCAACAGCGTCGACCAAGGCCGCAACGGCATCGCCGCCGCGCTGATGAACATCGCGCAGCCGCCGCCGCAGCTGCCACAGCAGGCGCCCTCCCAGTCGAGCCCGACGCTGCCGATGCAGCCGCCGATGATGCCGCCGCCGGGCGGACCGCCGCCCATCCCCCAGCAGGGCCAGCCGATGCCGCCGCCGTTCGCGCCGCCGGGCATGCCCGGCGCCGGCACGCCGCTGCCCGGCGCGCCGCCGATGAACATGCCGATCGTGCCGAGGATGCCGAACCAGCCGCCGCAGGGTGCCGGGCCGGGCATGCCGCCGCAGGGCATGCCACCGCAAGGATACTAGGCCATGTCGAAACCAGACCCCCCGCAGGGACCGGATCCGCAGGCAACGGCGCGCGCGCAGACCGGCACCAACGTGTCGACGGCGGTGGCGAACGCGTACCTGCAGAACATCAACCAGAACACGCCCTACGGCTCGCTGAAGTACGACCAGAGCGGCACCTACAGCTGGACGGATCCGAACGGCGGGCAGGTATACAACATCCCGACTTTCACGGCGACGCAGACGCTGTCGCCGACGCAGCTGGCGTTGCAGCAGTCGCAGGACCAGACCAAGCAGCAGCTCTCCAACATCGGCGTGCAGCAGTCGGCGCGCATCGGCAATATGCTGAACAGCCCGCTGCAGACGACAGGCTTGGGGCCTAAAGCCGGCGACGCCTCGACCATCACCAACATTCCGAAGGCGCTGACCAACTTCAATCCGGGCGGGCCGATCCAGTCCTCGCTCGGGCAGGCCGGCCAGATCACGACGGACTACGGCCCGGCCGACAACTACTCCGCCGACCGGCAGCGCGTCGAAGACAGCCTGATGCAGCGCATGAACCCGCAGCTGCAGATTGAACAGCAGCGCATCCAGCAGCAGCTGGCGGATCAGGGCATCCGCTACGGCAGCCAAGCCTACAGCGACGCCATGCGCGTCAACTCGATGCAGGCCAATGACGCGCGCTATGGCGCGATCCAGCAGGCTGGTCAGGAACAGCAGCGCATGGACGCCATGGCGGCGCAGCGCGCGGCGTTCCAGAATGCGGCGCAGGAGCAGGGCTACGCGCAGGACCTCGGCCGTGGCACCTTCTTCAATCAGGCGCAGAACCAGCTGTTCACCCAAAACGCCGCGCAGGCGTCGTTCGCCAACGCCGGCCTCGCGCAGCAGGTCGGTCAGGCGCAGTCCGGCTTCAACGCCGCCGAGGCGGCGCGGAACCAGTGGCTGCAGGAGCAGTACGCCGGCCGCAACCAGCCGCTGAATGAGATCAGCGCGTTGATGTCAGGCTCGCAAGTCAACCAGCCCAACTTTGTGAACGCACCGTCTTCGCAGATCCCCACTACAGACTACGCCGGCATTACCCAGCAGGGTTTCCAGAACCAGATGGGGATCTACGGCCAGCAGATGAACCAGTACAACTCGACGATCGGCGGCCTGATTGGGATGGGCGCCGGCATGATAAAGTCGGACCGCCGCGAGAAAGAAGACATCGACCGCATCGCCACCGTGTTCGCCGCCAACACTGATCGCGCGCGCAAGAAGCTGCCGATCTACGAATACAGCTACAAG